CATCTGCTCCCAGTCCTCGTACTCGGTCTGCGTGACGCCCGGCACGCGCTTCCAGAGGCCGCGCTTCGGGATGCCGAGCATGTCGGCGAGCTTGCCGAGAGCGTCAGCGGCCTGCGCCAGGGAGCGGGACTCCATGTCGCGCCACTGGACTTCACCGTGGAAGTCCTCGGTCCCGGTGGTCTCGCCCTCCATCTCGGCCGCCAGCCGGAAGACTCGCTCCCAGGACTCGCCGAAGATCGACCGGAACTCCGCGACCATGCGGGCCAGCGCCGTCTCGGCGGCGAGGAGAGCCTCGGCGGAGAGGTTGGCGATCTGGCCAAGCAGGTGGTGCGGCGGGGTCTGGCTGACGGCCGCGAGGTGCCGGATGCTCATGTCCACGGACTCGATCAGCGGTGTGATCGGGCCGGCGGGCAGTGAGCCGAAGTGCACGTCCGGGTCCTCCGCGAACAAGAACCTGCGGCCGTTGTGATAGATGGTCGCCGGGACGGGGTTGCCCTCGTCGTCGAGCTTGGGCCGGCTGTCGACCGCGAGGTTCGGGTCGGTGGTGACGTCGCCGTTCTCGTCGAGCATCTCCATCTGCATGGGCGGAGCCATGCCGGTTGCGTACCGCACCTCGTGCGAGGTGTAGGTCTGCGCGACCAGGAGGTCGAAGATGGTCTGGTTGATGCGGTCCTGGAGCGGGATCATCGGCTCGACGACGCCGATCGTGCGGCCTTCGAGGTCGACCTGAGCGGCGAACCGGGTGACCGGGCACTCGCTCGCGCCGTGCAGCTTGCCGGCCGTAACCCTGATCGACTTGGGGTCGGTCTTCGACTTGAAGGTGACCGCGTACTCGCGCTTGCCGTCGAACAGCCGGGCCTTACCGAGGTTCTCGCCTCGGGGCCAGGCCGTCACGGTCATCGCGGCGTACGGGGTCTCGTCGTTCGCAGGGTCCTCGTACAGGGCTGCGGTCCGCTTGGCGGACAGGCCCTTCGAGATGACGCCCTTCTTGGTCTTCTCCGTCAGGACGAAGGAGTGACCGAAGCCGAGCGCCCCACGGTAGATCGCAGCCTGCCTCGCGTCCATGCGCGAGCGCTGCCAGTGGTTCCAGGCCGGGCTCGTCGAGGACGACGCCTTCGGAAGGCCGGTGTCGCTGGTGCCCGGACGGAAGCCGTCCACGTACAGCGCCTGAGCCGGCGTCCCGATCAGGAGCGGCATCCAGTTGGACACCGCCCGCTTCGCGAGCAGCCGGTACTCGTCGTCCGCATGGGGCGGCATGTACGGGTCGTCATGCTTGCCGTGGATGTAGTCGTCGATCCGCTGAATGCGGTCTTCGTCGCGATCGAGGATGGCGAGGAGTTCCTTCGCCAGCGATGCTGGGCTGGTGTCGGCCATGCCTCACCACCTTTCGTGTCACACTTGCACTACATGAAGTAGCCGCGACCAGTCCGCTTCCGGACCTTCTTGCCGCGAGCTCGGAGTTCGTTCAGGGCCTCGTGCGCGAGCATCAGCGCCGCGTAGGCGTCGATCTTGCGCGGGGAGTCCTTCGACTCCTTGCCGAAGGACAGGCCGTAGTTGTTCGTGCGTCGGCGAGCTGAGAGCACATGACGCCGAAGCGTCAGGTCCCCGTCGTGCGAGAGCTTCCCGTCGAAGATGGAGCGCATCAGGCGCTCGTGCGCGAGCGTCACCGTCTTCTGCGAGCTACGCATGTCCCAGCCGATCGCGTCCTTGCCGGAAGGCGAGCGGACACCGAGCTGGTCGCCGTACGCCTCCGACCAGTCGGCGATGTACGACTCCCACAGGGCGACGTCAGCGAAGAACGCCCGGACCTCGAAGAGGCGGAATGCCTCATGCACGGCCGAGTCGACCTCGTGCCGAGGCACGGACCAGTCCTTCGCGGCCTCGCCCTCCGGGTGCTCCCAGATGTTCAGGAGCACCGCGTGCATGTCGCGCACGCGGAGAGCCACCAAAGCTGTGGAGTCGGAGGTCTTGCCTCCGTCGAACCCGAGGACGATCTCGTCGCCCGGCTTCAAGCCCTTGCCCTCGTCAGCGAGGGGGTCCCACTCGGCCGGCCCGTACAGCGCGTCCTCTTCAGCGACGACCTGGTTCAGGTACATGCGCCTGGAGCGCGAGGCCGAGATCGTCAAGTTCATGACGGACTTGATGATCGTCTCGATCTTCAGCCAGACCGCGTCACCCCGGATCTTGGGGAGCACGATCCGCAGCGCCTCGGGCGTGAGCGGGGTCTTGGGGTGGGCCTCGATCGAGTCGTAGAGCGTGCCCACGTCGATCGCGCGGCCTTCGAGCACCTTGTTGTGCGCCTCGCGCGTACGCTCGGCCACACTGTCCTCGCCGGGGAGGTAGGCGTTCGTGATCGCCAGGTACCGGGAGTCCATCTTCGTGGAGTTACCGTCGATGGTCTCGAACATCTTGTGGCCGCCGTTGCCGGCGACCCAGTGATGCGTCTCGTTGAGCAGGGTGAACGTCGTGCGCTTACCCTCGATCGCCCGGTACGAGCTGGTCACGGCCTGGAGCTTCTTGCGGCCCCGGTCGGCGCGGATGAGCTCGGCGCCGGCCTTGATGCCGTAGGTCTGTATGAGCTTCGGCCCCATCAGGATGGGCAGGTAGCCCATCGTGTTGGTGGTCTGCTCCTGGTTCACGGCCGTGATCTGCACCCACGCCTGCGGGTGAGCCTTCGCGACCGGATTACCGTCCTCGTCCCAGTGGGAGAAGCGCGACGGCCCGACGAACTCGACGAGCGAGATCACCGCCAGGAGAGGGTCCTTGCCCCAGCCCTTCAGGCGCTGGAGGACTCCAGTCCGGTAGATGAACTCGCCGTCCTTGTCGATGGCGTACCACCACAGGAGGAAGCGGAGCTGCTCCGTGGTGAACTTCCACGGGACCCGCTTCTCGTCGGTCGAGCCTTCGCCGTCCAGGTACTCGGCACACCAGCCGGCGATCTGCCACCCGAGCGTGAACTCGGGGAGCTTCCATCTGCCGAAGGCGTCCTTCTGCCAGGTAGGCCCGAGGTACTCGGGCTCCAGGGCCTCGATCTCTTCGATGGTGAGCGGCGCGGAAGCAGCCATGCGTCACCCCCGATCAGTCAACCCCCAGCACCTTCTTGTAGTCCGCGATGGCGACTACGGCGGCAGAGTCCTGCTCGGGTACGGGCTCGGTCAGTTCGATGCGCACACGGCGCCGGTCGCCCTCGGCGACAAGGAGTCGCTCGAAGGCGGAGTAGATGGTCTGGAGCATCTGCCCCGACCGCTTGCCGGACTTCTTGTAGTACGACAAGTCCTCGCACAGCGAGTACGCGAACGCCCAGTCCGAGTTCTGGTAGAAGTCGGCCTGGCCGGACGTCTTGAGCGAATCCCACAGCCGCCGGGCGATCGGATGCCAGCCACTGTCCGCGTTGGGGACCTTGGTCGGCTTCATCTCGCCCTTGGTGACGGGCTGCTCGTCGCCCCCCTTGCGCGACCGAGGCCGGGCGAGGTCTTCGGAGCGGTTCGGAACTGGTCCACGGGCTCCCATGACCCTCACCTCCTCTCATCGCGATCCCGGACAGCAGAGGCCGCGCCGGGCGCAATGCCGGGCGCGGCACACATGCCGAGATGGGGACCTTCTTTCTTACCGGCCTACGCCGGAACGGTCAGACCTTGCCGCCACTGACGAAGTGGGCGACGAGCCAGGCGAGGAACATGACCAGAACGGCGCGTCGCGCCTGCGTGGTCTTCGTCTTCTCCTGGCCCTGCGCGGTGTGGAAGATTTTCCAGACCTGCTCGGACAGGGTGTCGTTCTTGTCCTTGCGCTTGAGGGCGATCCCCTCGATCACGACGAAGGCGCCACCCCATGCGAGCCAGGCCCATTCGAACCCGGTCACCGAAGGCCGGCGAGCGGACAGCCGGCGCATGGGCCGGGACAGCCAGTACAGGGCAAGGGCACACCTCCTTGAAGTTCTCGGGCGTTACGACGCGCGGCCCGGTAAGCGCGGGACGAAGATTTTTGAGAGAGAGCGCATCGCCGTTGCTCTCTGTGGGCCAGGCAGGACTCGAACCTGCGACCTGCGGGATTTCACTCCGCCGCTCTTCCAACTGAGCTACCGGCCCTCTCGGGCCCCAGGGGTAGCAATCCTGGGGCCGGCGCCTCGCCCGAGGAGAGGAGGACTCGGGGGCGCTCACGCTCTACAGGCGGGGAGGGCCTGGAGCGCGGTTCTTCAGAGGAGACCGGGATGCTGCTCGCCGCGCTGGAACTTCTTCTGGATCGCGCGACGCTTGGCGGCCTGGGCCGCAGCGCCTTCCCGGCTGCTCTTCTGCTTGTGATGCCAGGCGCACAGGGATCTCAGGTTCGAGAGCCTGTGGTCATCGCCCGCCACGATGTGGTCCACGTCGGTTGCGGACGAGTCGCAGCGTTCACCCGCTTGTGTCAGCGCGGTGCACTGCCCTCCGTCTCGCCGCAGGACCCGGAGCCGGATCTTGGACCAGTCCTTCGGTAGGCGCGAGCGCCTGTCGGACCCTTCCCAGTTCGGCAACCGGATCACCCCCCGACGTGGAAGCTGATCCCCTCGGTGACGTCCTACCTGAACAGGTAGCTGCTCGATCGCTGTCAACCCGAGGGGAAGTACTTGTACTTACGCAAGCAGTAAGCGGTAAGTAGCTCTGCCAAGCGAGGCCCGACAGGGCCTCCAGCCTGCTACTCCGCTCTTCGTACTTACCCTTGTACTTACTGATACGGAGCCCAGGGTGAGGAAGTTTCCATCATCTCGATGTGACCGTGGTCACACTTGCACATGGAGGCTTCGAGGCTTCGGGCTGGGCCGCCTGGCGGCGGCCGTCTGGCCTTGAGCGCAGCGGCGAAGGGATGAGTGGAGCGCTGACGAAGGGGCGCCCGCAGGGCGCCACAGGGCAGAGCCGGCAAGCTCTCTGGGGGCGCTGCCGCGCCCAGTAATCCAGAGCCGGCAAGCGCGCTTACCGCTTACGCTGGGGCCATGACCTCTGACGATGACCTCACCTTCGCGCTCCAGGTGGCTGGCGCCGAGCTGGCCACGGAGCCCCCGTCTCCCGACTCCCCGCTCGGCCGGCTGCGTCTCTTCGCCGCCGCCAATCCTGGGGTGGAGCTGGGGCCTGAGCACATTCGGGGGGCCATCGCCGGCACCCTGCCCCGGCTCCCCTGATCGACCTTGAAACCGTGGCAAGATCCTGGCC